TATCATTTTGTGTATTTCTACACAGAATCATTTGCTGATGATGTAGGGCTTATTGAAACTGTTATTATTGATGGAACTTATACTGGTGGTGGAACTGAAGATATAACTTGTCACGAAGAAATTACTTACAAAGTTGCTTATACTGAAACAGTTTGGGATGGTTTAATACCTACACCATATGGTGATCCAGGTTATCCTTATACCGATTGGGATAATAATTCCACTAAATGGGATGAGGAAACTACTTAATGGCAAGTATGATTGATCCTAGTAAACCCACTTCTGGCCACGCTACTACTAAAGAAGTGCGTGACAATTTCCAATATGCTAAGAATGATATTGAGTATTTGCAAAATCAAATGGTTGCTTTGATAGATAGAATGAATACGCTAGAACAAAAAGTGGATGATCTTACTGCTACTACCAGGGAGTAAAATGCATGGCCAATATCGACCGCATTGTTAAAGTTTCCATTTCGCTTCGCACAACTGCGATAGCGCAACAAAACTTTAATGATCTTTTGTTGTTTGGGACGTGGGTGCCTACAGGCACAGAGAAAGTTGCAATCATTACTGACCCAGATGAATTGCTAGATACATTTGGTGTAGTAGCAACTGATCCGATGTATCTTGCGGCGCAAGTAGCATTTAGTCAAATACCTCATCTTGGTCGGGTCTTTATTGGATTGGATAATAATGCTGTTGATCCTGCTACTGATCTAGCACTAATTAAAGATGAGAATAATGATTGGTATGGTATCTGTGATACTAAACATCTTGAGACTAGAGCACTAGGTATTGGGCAATGGGTCGAGGCAAACGAAAAACTATTTGTGACTTGTCTTACTGATCCACTAAACGCTAGTGCTCCTGGCACAGATACTACCTCGACTGCTCATACACTTATGCAAAATCAACTCTTTAGAACTGCTTGGTGGTATGCAGAAGACATTGAGAATTTTCCTGATGTAGCTATTGCTGTTAAGAGTTTTACTAAATATCCCGGCCAGGAGACTTGGGCTAATCAAAGACTTGCTGGTGTGCCTTACTTTAGACTACAAGAAACAGCAGCTCAAAATATCTTTGCTAAGAATGGTAATACTTTCGAACCATTCCGTAATATCGCCATTACCCAAAATGGTAAAGTTGCTGGTGGCGAATGGATTGACGTTATCAGATTTAGAGATTGGCTCTGTGAAGAGATTAAAATTCGTATATTCCAACAAATGGTGGATAATCGCATACCTTATACTGATCCTGGTATCGCTATCATTCGTAGCCGTCTCACCGAGGCTCTTGATTTTGGTGTTACCCGAGGCGGTATCGCCCCAGCAGAAGTAAATGCTGATGGGGAATATGTGCCGTCTTATACTGTGTCAGTTCCGCTATCTGTTGAAGTGGCGATTAATGATAAGGCTAATCGTATACTAAGAGATGTGTATTTTACTGCTAGACTTGCTGGTGCTATTCATGTGGTAGAAATTCAAGGCACGCTAACTTATGAAAATCTACCAGTTGGTGGAGCTGTCGGTGGCACAGCAGTTACCACTCGTGTTCCAGTTCCAGCATAAGGAGAAACTAAATGGCTGGTGTTCGCACTTATAATCCTTCCAGAGTTGTTGTGATTGTGCAAGGCTTCCCTGTTATGGGATATGCTGATGGGACGTTCATCAATATTACGATGCCTAGTGATGGGATTACGACAGCTGTGGGTGCGGATGGGGAGATTGCTAGAGCAATTAATCCCGATCGACGCTGCACTGTTACCATCACACTACAACAGACATCTCCTGCAAACGATTTTCTTTCTACTCTTTTTAATCTTGACATACTTACTTGTGGAGGGCGTGTTGGTCCTATTCTCATTCAAGATCTCTGCGGTGAAACAATCTTTGCTGCTTCTCAGTGTTGGGTAGTTAAACCAGCTGATTTGGAATTTAGTAAAGAAATCAGCAATAGAGCGTGGCAGTTACAAACAGGCGCGCCAGGAGTATATATTGTTGGTGGTAATCAGGCTACTGGTTAAAGGAAACATTTGTGGCGGTCAATAGAATAGTCTTTGAATTGTCTAATGGCAATAAATTCCACATTAAACGTTATGATGCTTTCCTGTCGCTTAAGATTTTGGGTGAAGTTCAGAAACGTTTTCTAGTTCCCATAGCTGGTATAATGGAGGCCAATGACGAAAAGAATACGCCTGAAGTTAGGCTAGAGGCTATAATGAAAGCCATTGAGAAAGTATCCACAAGTCTTGATGGCGAGAGTTTAGTTCATTTAGCTAAGACTGTGCTAAATGAAAACTACATTTCTGTGTCGATAGATGGTGATGCGCCGCAAATGCTAAATGAGGGTATCCTAAATTTAGCAGTTGATGGTGCGTTTGATTTAGTAAGTTTAATTGTTGAGGTGATGAGGGTAAATTACCAAGAGCTTTTTACGCGCAGCAGGAGCCTTATTGGAAGGGCCCAAGCAGACATGGCGATCCATTAGGTGTCCTGCGATCTGATTTTATTGAGGAGTTAGTTATATGGAGACCAATACTTGAAGGCTTGGTAACAATCTCTGAAGTTAAGAAGGGGGATGTTGATATAATTGATTTGCTAAAACTTAATGCTCTCCTGGATATGCGTGCTGCTATGGAGCATCGCGCCTATGAGCAGGCCAGGAGTAAGTAATGGCAGAGATTAGAGAACTTGTAACACTTTTCACATTTAAGGTTGAAGAGGCCGGATTAAATAAATACAAAGGCGCTATTGGCGGTATTAAAGAACTTGCCAAAAGCGCTGCTGCTGTATTCGGTCTAGCTTTTGGGGCCGAAAAGATTTATTCGTTTGTTGAAGGTTTAGTTGACGCTGGTAAAGAATTAAATCGCACTATCTATCAAATCCAGCGTATGGCTAGAGACCAAGATGATTTTAGTAACATTCAGCAGACATTACTTGATTCAGCAACTATGCTCGGTGTCAGTTACACCGATGTTGCTGATACATTTAAGGAAATGTTAAGGGAAAGCCAAGATCTAAAGAACTCTCAAGAAGAAGTTTTAACTGTAACTCAAAACATTTATAAAGCTGCTCGTGTCGAGAAACTAACTGGTGAACAAACCAAGGAAGTTCTTGGTTTTATGAACACCATGTTTAGGCGCGGTGGACTTATGTCTGAGCGCGCAGTCAATACATTAAACGATATGTCCAGAGAGACTATGAAAGTCTTGATGGACGCTTATGGCCAAACTACCGTAGACGGGATGGTCCAGTTAGCTAAAGCAGGTAAGCTTACCACCGATAGCATCATTGAACATTTAGGTCATCAAAACGCTAGATTAAATGCTGACTTTGCCAAGGCACCAGTGACTCTTGGTGTTGCATTAACCAATATTTATAGTCGGTTGACTGATGTATCATCACGACTATTTAAGATGGTTAGTCAATCGACTGCTATGGGCCGAGCAATAACTTTTGCTTTTGATTTAGTTGTTGCCGCAGTTAAAAGATTTATTGCTATTCTTGGCGGCGCTGATAATGCTTTGCGTTTGTTTAGTATTACATTGGGAGTAATCTTAACCATTAAGATTGTTCCCATGCTTTTGAATTTAGCTAAAGCCCTTTGGGCTATTGAAGCTGCTACTTGGCGGGCAATGATTCCTTGGGCTCTATGGGCAGCAGCTATCGCTTTAATTGTTTTAATAATTGAAGATTTGTGGGTTTGGATTAAAGGTGGCGATTCAGTCATCGGCGATTTGGTTGGATCGTTCGATGATTTCAAAGCCAAAATGGCTAATGTATTTACTGATCTTAAAGATACAATTGTTAAAGCCTTTGTTGATGCTTGGGAATGGATTAAAGAGGTTTGGAATGGTGCGCTAGAGTTCTTTGTTAAACTCGGCACAGACATAGGCACTACATTTGATAATGCTTGGGCTAGTGTTAAAACTGGTTTCCAAACTGTTATTACTTTCTTTACTACTAATATTGAATCTATAAAGACAGCATTTGTTAATACCTTTAATTACATATCTAATTTTATCTCTAACATATTTAATACAATTATAGCAACATTTGAAGAATGGAAAAATTCAATCATCGGTGGAATTAATGCCGTCATAGAAAAAATTAAATCTATGTTTAGCATATTTGGCGGAACGCCAGCAACTCCAGGTGGAACTCCAGGGGCAGCGCCTACTCCTGGCACATTGCCGAGTGATCCTTCTGGTGAAGTGCCAATACCAACTCCACGATCACAGCAATGGCTACCGCCACCAGTGCTACCGTTTGTTACTCCTGGCGCGGTGACCCCTAGTGCTGCCAATACTAATGTTGGTCCAACTAATAACAATCAAGCCAATACAATAAATCAGAATAATAATATAACAGTAAACTT